GTCGATGAAGGCGTCGTTCTCGACCTGCGCGAACCGCTCGCCGATGCGCGACACCAGCCACGACTCGACACCCACGGCGTCGTCGAGGGCGGTCTGCGTGGCGTACGGCATGGCGTACATCTCGTGGGCCGGGATGACGAGCTTCGAGAGCGTCGGGCTCGTGGTCTCGGTGCGGGCGGCCGTCTCGCCGACCCAGCCGGTGCTCATGTCGAGGTTGGCCTCGCGCACGACCTCGAGCTGGTGGCCCTGAGTGAGCGTCTGCACGGCCGCGATCTCACGGACGGGCGACCGCTCGCGCAGGTAGCTGATGATCCCGGCGCGCATCGTGCTCGGCACGAGGTAGCCGCCGTCCGGGTCGCTGTTGCTCGCGAGAGCCTTCGACTCGTCGGGCGTCAGCTTCTGATCGCCCTTGCAGACGTAGTGCAGGAACGCGGACTTCTCCACGTCCGGCGCGTCGGTCGGCGGCGGATCGACCGGGCGGCCGAGGCGAGCGGCCATCTTCTCCACCGCGTCGAGCTTGTCCTGCACGCGCGAGAGGACTTCCTTGGTCTCGCCGAGCTCCTCGCCGTACTTCTTGCGCTCGGCGTCGGCCTGGTCGTTGTACGCCTTGAACTCGGCGTGGACCTGCTTGAGCTGCTCGAGGATCTGGTTACCTTCCATGCTGAATCTCCTGTCGGATGGCGTTGAACCGAATGGCGGCCAAGAGCGACTGGAGCTGCTTGTCAATCTCCGGGTCGGGCTGGTCCTGCGGCGGCTCAGCAGTGGGCTGCTCGCCCGGCTGCAAGAGTGCGGTGAGTGACTTCGATGCGGACGGAAGGTCCGCGAGAATCTGCTGGACGATCGCGAGCTCTTCGTCGGTGAGCGCCTCACGCATCTCGGATAGCGACCTGATCGCGCTCGCAGCGTCGACTAGCGACGGCATCGCCTTCGCTCCGAGCACGCGGGCCTCCTCGTTGGCCGGGAAGGTCACGAAGCTGTACTCCCAGAGCTTGACCTCGCGGATGACGCGGGTGCTCTTGCCGTCCACGGGCTCGACGCCGAACTTACCCGGCACGAGATCGAAGCCGATCGAGACGCCCGTGACGTCGCCTGCCTTGATCGCGTGGAAGGCGTTGCGGCCCCAGTCGGTGTCCCGGTTGAACTGCGTCACCGTCCGCAGCCCGCGCGAGTCCTCGGCAAGCTGGATCGCCTTGCCGACCGGGATGCGCGGATCATGCTGCCAGAGCACAGCGATCCGGTCGCCGCGCTCGGAGATCGACTTCCGAAACGCGCCCTCGGCTACCACATCGCCAACCAGGTCCCGGTCCCGCGTCGAGGCGTACGCCTCGACCGTGAACTGGTCCTCGTTCGCTGAGAACTCGGTCGCGATCTCTTTGCGAATCATGGCTGCGTCACCTTGCTTTCATAGATCAGCAGGCCGCACCGGCAGAGCGGATGCACCTCGCTCGGGCCAGGATGGTCAACGAACTTGCCGAGCCCTTCGACCCAGAACTGTTCGGACATCGGGATGCGGTGCTTGTCCATCGGAGCACAGATCGGACAGGGATCGCCGCCGAAATCCTGCACGGTCACCCACTCCTTGATCCCGTCCTCGAGCACGCCGGTCTGCTGCGCCTGCTTCGCGGATTCGAGCTGCGCGGCGCGGGTGGAGCCAACGGCCTCGACGTCGCCAATCGCTTCGGCGCGCTCCAGCAGGGCCGCATCGATCCACTCGGACGCCGCCTGCGACACCTCCTGCGGTGTGCGGCCGGCGGCTCGGAGCGAGCGGATGTACTCCTGAACCTGAGCCGACTGCGGCGCGTTCAGCAGTAGCGCCTTGCGGAGGAACCGCGTCATACCGGAGCGCCCGAGAGCTTCGGGCAGCAGCGCGCCCTTCGCCGCCTCCAGGGTACGGCGAGCCCCGCGCTCGGTCGCCTTGACGAGCTGGTCAACCGTCGTGCGCGTGCGGTCCTCGGCCCACATTGCAGCCTGCCCACCATCGAAGCCGACGACCTTGCCGAGCGTCTTCGACAACTGACGCGCGGCCACTTCACCGGCCGCGGTGAATGCCTTGATCAGCGGGCCGATGAACGACTTGAGCTGCTCGGCGAGGATGCCGAAATCCAGCCGCTTGACGAGATCGTCAACCCCGGCGCGGGTAAGCATGTCCACGAGATCCTCGGCCGGGATCGTCTTGCTCATCTTCTTCGAGGCGCGGAGGAATAGGTCGGCGAGCTCGGGCGCCAACTGGTCGGCAATCTTGTCGAGCTCGGCCAGCGCAAGGCGGCGGTCGTCACGCTTGGCCTTGAACTCCTTGGCGTTGCCCTCGGCTGCGGCCGGTTGCGGAAGCTCATCGGTATCCGGCTTGGCAGCCGTGTCCGGTGCGTCCTCGCCAAGTTGGGAAGGATCGTTCCCATCCTGGGTATCCGCGAACGGGTTCGGCGCAGGCTCCTTGAAGTCCTCGACCTCGAGGTCGAGCTCGACGAGTTCGGCCGCGGCCTCTGGCTCGACTCGGTTCTGCACGAGCGTCGCGTAGACGTTGGCCTTGGCGACGAGATCGGACTTGAGGGCCTCGACGCCCGAGGTATCGAACCGCAGCCACAGATCCTTGCTATCGCCGAAGTGCGGCATCAGCGAGCGCGAGAGGACCGACGCGAGACGGTGCGCGGCAGGGATCGCCGTGTTACGCCATGCAACCTTCTCGGCCGTAGCGAAGTTCGAGTAGGTCGGGTCGCCGATGCCGAAGTAGCTCGGCGGGAAGCCGAGCGCTACGCAGATCTCTTGAATGTTCTGCTGCACGCCCTCGGTGACCTGCGACTCGCGGGCGCTCATCGACGTCGGCGCGAACGTGGCCCCGCCGGACAGGATCAGGAACCGCTCGGCCTCGGAGCCGGTGTGGCGATTCTTCATCGCCGACCGGGCCTCCTCCCACTGCGGCTTCGTGAGCGGCTGCGGGAAGCTCAGGACACCATCGACGCCGAGCCGGTTCTGGAGCGTAAGCTTCTTCCAGTTTCCAGCCTCGACGTCGGTGTCAACGGCCTTCGCGGCGGCCATGAGCGGCGACATGCCGCGGTACGGCGTGGACGGATCGGGTAGCAGGAACTGGGCGATCTGATCGGGCGTGAAGGTCTCCTTCACGCCATCCCACTCGTACTCGTAGCCCTCGATCCACATCGCCTTGTTCGGCACGGGCGACATGCCGCGCGGGTCGACCGGCCAGAGCTCGACCGGGACGCCACGCACGAAGGTCTTGAGCAGGTACGCCTCGCCGGCCAGGCCGAGGTGCAGGATCACGCGCTCGATCAGCTCGCGGCGGCCGAAGTACGGATTCGGCTGCTCGAGCAGCTCCTCGACCGGGTGGCCCTCGATCCGCTCCCACTCCTCGCCCACCTGGCGCTCGACGTACCACGGCAGCGAGGACACCATGTCAGCGAGCGACTGGAGGCAGCGATAAACCCAGACCGACGCCTTGAAGCCGTCCGTGATCGCCTTGTCGGTGTCCCAAGACGTCCACTCGGGCTGCCCGCTGCGGTAACTCGGCAGCAGCAGGCCGCCGCGAGAATCGGGGGCTGACTTGCGAGGATAGAGACCGGCGAGCAGGCTCACGATCCCGTTGATACAACGGGGCCGTGTAAACCTGTGTCAACCTGCGCGGCGGAACTTGACGGACGCTGACATCACAACGCGCTCGGTGTAGCTCGCCTTGGCCTGACGCAACCTGTCGGCGAACTCGGCTGCGGTTGCGATCCGCTTGTATATCGCCATGCGGCTGACGCCGGCACACTCGGCGGCAAGCTTGACCTGGCCCGAGCGGGCCACGATCTCGAGGACGGCTGGCTCCCACGGGCGCGGCGAACGGGCGGCGGCGTTCATTCGTCACCTCGCGGCAAGAAGTTCAAGCCGTGCCAGAGAACCAGGGCGAGCGGGCGAATGCCGGCCACGCCGATCAGCAGGACGCCCGCCGAGAGCATGGCGACTGACCAGCCCCACGTGCAGACGCACCACGCGGTGAGAGCGGACCAGCCTGCGAGCCAGCCGATCCCGGTCAACGCCTCGCTGCGGATGCGCTTCGTCACGGGAGCTCGTCCTCGCCGTCCTGCGCGATCTCGAAGGACTCGCAGATCGAGTTCAGCAGCTCATCGCAGAGGATCTCGCGCGCCTCGAAGGACTCCAGGTCGATCCCAACCTCACCGATGCGGCGCACCGCATGAGCAACGCCAGTCTCCACGCACGAGACGAGCAGCGGGTAGACCTTCGGGATCAGTCCGGTTGTCATCATGCCCATCCGATCAGGAGGCCAGCGGGTTGACGTAGCTTGTACACGGCGAGGGCGAGGGCGCAGACGCAATCGTCGTGGAGGCCAGGCGCAGCCGAGTAGCGAACACCCGTCTTCGAGTATTCGTACTCGAACGACTCGAGCTCCTGCACGATTGGCCCGTCTGGGTAGCGGATCGCCTGCGTCTGAATCGCAACGGCAACGCCTTCGATGATCTGCTGTTTGCTCTGCGAGGTAAACTTGAACGACTCGACCAGGTGGAAGGCGCGGCGCTGGAGAGCTTCCACGATTGGGTCTCCTACGCCGGTGCTATCGCAGGCCGTTGGAGTCTGCCCGATCAGGCGAGACACCCGCTCAAGCGTCTCGGCCCACGGCCCCTGCCACCGCTCGAACCTGCACACCGCGCCCGATTCGTCCAGGCCAATCGCCACGGTGTAGTCCTCGGACTTGGCGAGATCGACGCCCCAAGCGACGGGCTCGGCCGTTGACAACGGGCCGATGCAGGAGCGGATGGCGCTCAGGCCGAACGGGTTGCCGCCGTCGTCGGTGGGCTCGGCCTCGTACAGTTCCCGAAAGACCTGCTCAGGCAGCACGCGCTTGGCATCCTCGATCTCCTCGGACGTGAGGATGCCCGCCTTGACCGCATCGTAGGCCGTGATCTTGGCGTAGCGCATGTCCGGCTCGCCCTGCTCGGCGCGGCGGGCCATCATGTAAGCCCAGTTGCGCCGGCCCTTGACGTTGCCGATGATGCGGATCTGTCCGCGCGTCTTCGTCAGCGTCGAGCGAACCGCGTGCCACGCCTCCTCCTTGCAGCGGCTGGCTTCGTCAATCACCGCGGCGTACACGTCCTCGCCGTAGAGCGAGTCCGGCTTGTCAGCGCCCTTGAACCAGATCACCGCGCCATTGGCGAGCGTGATCGTCAGTTCGGTTTCGTTGGCCGTGTAGAGCTGCTCATCGAGAGCCCGCTTGAGCCGGCGATAGACGATCTTGGCCTGCGGAAAGATTGGAGCGATCCACCAGAAC